GCTGGAACAAGCCGAAGCTTGTCCCAGAGTCGCCAACATTGATCGGATTGAAGCTGCTTTCCCCGGAGACGTTGCCCATGATCGCCGCCACTTGGTGCGGCTTCAGGCCTTTCGCGCTGAAGTAGTTCCAGACCTGTGATTGCACATCGGACGTGCCTTGCAAGCCGCCAAGGCCACCAGAAGCGCCGATGCCACCGGCCAGCGCGCCAATCCCTGTTCCGCCAAGGATCACCGTTGCAGCGGTCACGTTCATGTTCGCGACAGATTGCGCCGAGGCCGTCGCGGCAAGCTTCGAACCGTCGATGGGACCGGCTTTTCCGGTGAGCCTGTCCCAGATCCCCCGGATGCCCCCGACATCGCCCATGGTGGCATAGTCGCTGCCGAAGATCGCATTCTTCAGCGGGTTCGTGATCGCAAGTTGTTCGAACATCGAGCCGATTTCGTCGGCCAAACTGTCGAATGCGCCCTTGACGTCCCCCTGTTTTAGGGCGTCAAAGATGCCGTCAATGGCGGTTTCCCCCGCCTTCGTCACCGTTCCCCATCCGTCGCTGATCCGCTTCAGGGTCGCTTCGGCTTCGGAGGCGGTCACGGAGGCATCACGCATCATGGCCGCAAGCGAACTGTCAGGATTTATGTTGCGCTGACGGATTTCGAGTTCGGCTTCATAAAGGGCCAGCACCCGCCGCCGCGTTTCTTCTGTCTGTCCGGCCAGGCTCAATTCGAGCTGCGTCTTGGCGATGCTCTCGGTTTGGGTGCGCAGATAGTCGCGACCAGCGGCGATGGTGCCGAAGGGGTCGGCAGAATTCAGCCCCTTGGCCGCTTCCCACCGCTCGCGCAGCTCTTGCTTGTGAGCCTCGGTCAGCTGCGTCATATCCCGCAGTTGCCGTTCGAAATCCTGACGCTCGGCCTCGATCTGCAAGCGTTTCACTTCGAGACTGTCGGCACCATATTCCGCGGTTGCCTTGGCGATCCGCTGCGTCATTTCGAGATCTTCGGCCAGATCGTAGGGACCGCGCGTCTCCTTCATCACGTTCCGAAGATCGGACAGAATGCCCAGGAGTTCTTTGCCCTTTTCAGCACCGCTCTTGTAGGGTGCCCCCATGTCCGTCTTGGCGACCGATTTCACCAGGGCGTCGATCTGCTCAGTCGTGCCCTTAACATTCTGCGCCTCAAGCGCGACCTTGGCGACATTCTCACCAAACGCGAGCGCCTCCCGTGTGGCTCCCCCGGTGGCATATTCAGCCTGAGCCAAGGCGGTTGCCAACCGCTGCGCAAAGATCTGCCGATCTTCATTGGTCTTGGCGTGCAAGAACAGATCGAGCGCGTCCTTGACCCCAACCGCGCCCTTGTTGGTCAGGTTGAACTGTTCTTCCAGCTTTTGCAGGCGAACGACGCCGAAGGTCGAGACGTCCCCGATCTTTTCACCGATGCTGCCCAGGGCGTCTTTGAGGTCGAGCGCGGATTTTGCCCGCGAGAGCGTCAGCAGGGCGAGGTTCATTTCGCGCGCGGCCTTGGCCCCGCTGCCGTATTGTTCGACCAGATCGGAAGACCCTTCCTTCGCCGCCTTCATGGCGCTGTCGAGGGATTTGGTCGAGCTTTGCAGATCGGACAACGCCTGATCGAGGTCTTTGGTCCCCTCGCGCGTGTCCATCAGCCATTGCACGGCTGCCGTGCCAAAGCCGATCACCGCCATGGTTGCCAAAGACATGGGGTTGAGCATCCCCATGAAAGCCCCGCGTAGCGCGGTCCCGACACTCAGGCCAGAAGCCCGCATCTGCCCCATGACCTGCGTAACCTGCGTGCCTTGCTGCATCATCAGCATCATCGGGTTTTGCCCGGCCATCGTCATCATGGCGATGTCGTTGAACTGGTAGCCAAGGTTTGCGGCATAGGCCGCACCGGCCCCGCTTTGCTGCGATCCCGTGGGGGTGGCGGGCATGGGCAAGGGCGTGGGAACATGAGCGGGCGGCAGAACCGGAGGTGGGTTCTGCAATGGCATCGGATCAGGAAGAGCAGATTTGCGCAGGGCCTCGCGGGCGCGGGCTTCTGCCTCTGCTGCGGCTGCGGCCTCGCGCGACGCCTGGGCAGCATCGCGCTTGGCATTCGCGTTTTGGACGGTGGCGGCGGTGTCCTGATTGGTGACCGCCGCCGCGCCTTGCGTTTCCGCTGCCAGCGCATCCGTCGCGGCCATCACTTCTTTGGCCGCCGCCGTCGCGCTGGTCGCGTTTCCGCGAAAGATCAACTCGTAGACGAAAGGCCCGCTCATCTCGACAACCAGCCTTCCTGCACCACGCCGACCATCGGAAGGCCTGCCGCGGCTAGGCCTGACCATGTTGCGGCGCTCCACCCAAAGGTTCCAGCCATCGACGCCCCGATTGGCCCTGCGAGCGTAAAAGCCACTACGGCAACGACGATCGACAAGATTGAGCGAAGAGCACCTTTCCCCGGAACGCCGCGAATGGTGATCGTCACCCCTGGCTTGGGGAAAACGCAGTGCCACATGCTCAGCTCGACCGCCCAGAAACCTCTTTCCGTCACCATGTGAATGCGCAGGCGCTGGCGGTCGAAATCGTCCATCTGCGGGCAGAATGATGCGACGATTTCAGCGATGCTTTTTCCGTAGGGAAGCGTTACGCGCTGCCTCTGTTCGGGATTGTAGATGTTAGGTGCGAACAGTGCCGTGATGTTATCGTCAGGCATAAATGGCCTCGCTGTCATGGCGCCGAAACTTGAGGTCGGGTTGCAGAGGCTCGCCGATCCGATCATCCCAGCTTGCCAAGACAGCCTTGGAGACGCCCGCCCGGTCGATGGTGACCAGTTCGCACTTTCCACCCATCGCCACATACTGCCGCGCTTGCCCTGGAACACTGGCCGGTTTGCGCATCGCCTGAAGGACGTCTGGGCCATAGTCGCGGGGGAAGGAAGGCAGCGCCACGGCATCCGCCGTAAGGCTCAAGTGCGAAAGATCTTCCCAGCTGATTGTTGCCCCGCCCGCCACCTGATCGCCGCAGGAATGGGCTTGAAACGGTTCCACGCCAGAGTGTGGATGCAGCGGAAGAAAGAAGTGTTGCGGGCCATCGGTCTGGGACCAGAAGGCGAAAAGGAACTCCGCCTCAACATGCCCCGCCCCTCCAAGGCGTTTGAAGTGACGCTTGATGAAATGCCACATCGCTTCCGCCGCATCGAATGTGGCGAAGCTGTTGACGAAATCGTACATCCCGTTGAGCGTGTCGATCGCGGATCTGACATTGCCACGCGCCGTGATCGCCATGGGCAGACCCGGAACGATGAAAACCTTGCTATGATCGAGCAGCATTTTCCCGGTTTCGTCGAGCCATGCCGTATCCGACAAGATTTGAATGCAGTCCGGGTATCGGAACGAAAAGAAGGTGCTCATCACCGCACCTGCCCTTGGACAAGGTCGAGCGCGTCGGCGAAGCTGATGCCCTTGGCGCGGCTGACTTCGGTCGCCCGTGCCGCAAGATCGCTGCCGCGCGGGTCGATGGTGTAGCCCGCAGGAACCGAAACGCCGCCCGGCACGCGCGGCGCGCCACCTGTCGCGAACGGATCGGGGCCGAGATCGGTTTCCCCGAAGTTCACGACAACCGGCTGCTTGGCGAGGTAGTCGAAGAACCAGTCACGGGCGGGTTTCTCGCTGCCGTCAGAAAAGCTGACGGTATCGGAGCTGCCCAGGTGCGCGGCGAAGCTCAGCACTTCGTCCTTGAACATGGGCAGCACCCGGCCTTGCGAGATCAGGTCTTCCACCTTCCGTTCCACGGCTTGGCGGCGCAGCTGCGCCAGCTCGTGCGCCTCGGGCGAAAGCGGCGCGGCGAAGTTCTGCGAAATCGCGATGCTTGCGCCAGCCCCGCCCGCGAACTTGACCGGCTTCAGACCAGGCACGGCGGGGGCCTGCGCCCCGAGGAAGCCGACATGGCGCAGGTGAAAATCGCCGGGAGTCGGGTTCGCCGTCGAGCTGGGCGTGAACAGCGAGATCGAGACGCGCTTGTAACGCCCCGCCTTCACCGCGTCGGCAAATTCCGGCACCACGTCGCGCACGGTCGCCTTGAGAACGTCGTTTTCGACAAAGAGGCGATCCACCCAGCCAAAGGCCGGGGCATCGGTTTCCGGGTGCCCGATCACCACCGGGGCCGGGTTGGCTTCGGCATCATAGCTGGCCGCGATGCTGGCCAAGGTCTGACGCCCGATGGTCTGCTTCGTGCCCGACATGTCATTGAAGCTGCCAACCCGAAAGACCTCGATCGGGCCGAAAGTGCCCGGCGCGGGTTGCGAAGGAATGCCCGTTCCTTGGTTCGCCATGATCACTCCCCCACGATGTTCTGGAACAGGAAGCCCGAGGCAATGCCCGTCAGCTGCGGCGCGCGCTGATAGGTGACGCCATAGACCCACGACCGGCAGTCCCCATCCCAGCGCGGCGTTTCCACGAAGGGATGCCCGGTGAGCGTGTAGGTGTAGCCGAAGGACGGCTGGTCCATCGCGGCATCCTGCGACGGCACATAGCCCAGCACGGCGAAGTTGCCCCAAGCTTCTTTGGCACCCGCGGTCGGATTGGCCGGATCGAGATAGGTGGCCTTGCCCACCGCCAGTTCGTCCAGATCGAACAGGCTCGCCAGCATCTGCGCCGTGATGCTTTCGGAACTGGTGTACTTGAAGCGCTCGATGATTTTCGCATGACGCTTCAGCGCCCGGAAGCCCTTCGAGCTGATCACCATGCGGTTGGGTTCGACGCCGCAGGCGATGCGCACAGCATCCTTCGCGGCTTCGATGTCTTCCATGGGGTTGCTATCGTAGTGGTTCCAGCAATCCGTGCCGGTCAGGGCAAGCTTGTTGTTGTCGCCATAGCCCGCCGCATCGGTCGCAAGCGCCGCCTGGTCGATTTCCAGCGTCAGCGTGAGCGAGTTCATCACCGTATTGACGGCACGCTTGCCCAGATCAATTCCCGGCACGGTGGCGGCGTCCTGGGCGAATTCGCGCGGAACCGGCGTATCGAGGGCAAAGTTTTGCAGCGCATAGGGTTTCCCCTCATAGCCGAACTGGATGCGCTGGACGCTCGCCCCCGGCGCGCGGCGCGAGTTGTAGTTGACGAAGCTTTCACGCCCGAATTCGATCACCTGCCCGCCCGAGGCGGGAACCGGGATCGAGGGGAACAGGATGTGGCCCACCCGTTGCGGGTGAACATAGCCCTGCGCGATGCCCGACAGGACGGGGTCGATCACGCGGGCGGTATTCTGGTTCAGAGGTTGCATTTGCGTTCCTTGGCTCTGGTTGATTTCCGCGCCGCTGAGCGCGGTCTTTGCCCTGCCCGGTGGTCACGCCCCGGAAAGGGCGGGAAGGGGTGTTAACCCCCCGTCAGGATCGCGGCGCGGGGCATATCAGGACGCCCCGCCCGCTGCGGTGGCGCAACTCGCGCCGAAATACCGGTTGCGGGGCTTGCGGTTGGGATTGCTGACGCCCAGCTGCGACAGGCGCCGCCGCACATGCCGTTCGGTCAGCGACACCGCGCGGGAAATCTCCCAGTTGGCGAGGCCGCGGCGCACCATGTCCACAAGCCGGGCGTCCCGGTCTTCGGCCTTGCAAAGGCGCGGCACATAGAACCGCGCAGGCCCGACCGCCTCGCACAGCAGCCGGGCGTTATCGAGGCCCAATGCCTGGGAAAGAAAGTGCCCATCGGTGACAGTGTTCGCCCTGGCCGGAATGTCGATCTGTTGCCCGCCGAACACCGCGCACATCTGCTCGAAAAACCATTGGCCAAACTCGTCAAGGATTGCTTCCTTGATCA